AGCTGATTGCGATCGTGCTGATCGCCGTTGGCGTTGTTCCGGTCCTTCTGGATAAGGACGCTACGTTCCTCGTGTTTGCACTGATTGTTGCAGTGCCTATGTTCTTTTCGAAAAGGAGTTGGGTTGAGTACGGTAAAAATTAGGAGAAATTAGTGCGGAAAGATGGCTTTGCAGGAGAGCTTTTTGTGATATTTTTGGGTCAAAAATGGTCAAATCGCTGCCCACTTTTATGACCCAAAAGTGGGCTTTGGCCAAGTTGCTTTTGGCCAGTATGAAATAAAAGTGGCCATTTGCCCACTTTCTGCCCACTTTTGAAAATGGATTTGGCCAGCAAAAAGTGTGTATTCATGCGGGTTTGCGGGCTCTCTGGCCACTTTCCCACTTTTTTCTCCTATTTACCCTAAAAAATTGATTTTTACATATAAAAGTATGTAAAAACACAAAAATAATATAAATAGCAAAAATAAGTGGCCATTTGGCCAGCAGTCAGTTTTTACACCAAAAAGTATGTAAACGAATTAGGAGGCACATATGGAGATCAATCCGAAGTATGGAGTGGATGAAAACCTGTATCGTTGCTCCGAGGTATTTTTTCCTTACGACGCGGATTTGACGATGACTCAGATTAGCGCAACGGAGCTAAAGATCCTATACGAGGAAAAGTTTTATATTTACGATTGGTTGATGAATCGGCTGTTTCCGTTTGATGTGTCTACGGAAGAAGGTTGGCGTCGAGAGTTTGCGAGACGGATGAAACATTACATGATTAAGAGGGTACTTAATCAGACAGATCTCGGAATAGAGCTTTGTGTACCGCAGCAAACGATTAGCAAGTATTTGACCGGAAAAGGAAAACCGTCACTAAATACGGCAATAAAATTATCGCGCATCTTTGGGTGTACGCTCGATTACCTTATCAACTTTTGATATTTTTGGTCAAACAAATGCTACGCGAAAAATACATGCCCTTTTATGAAGAGAGAGGTAAAAAAGCCATTTTTTATGGCGCACTCTCTCTTTTGCTTTTTATATTTTACGGAAAGGAGTAGCACATGAGAGAGAGTGACTTTCAATCTAAGCTAATCAAGGAGCTTAAGCAAATGTTCCCGGGCTGTATCGTTACGAAGAATGAAAGTTATATTCAGGGCTTTCCCGATCTTACGATCTATTACAAAGATAAGTGGGCTACTCTTGAATGTAAAAGAAGCGAAGGGGCAGCGAGACAGCCAAATCAAGAACACTATGTTGGGTTGATGAATGAGATGTCTTTCTCAAGATTCATTTACCCGGAAAACAAAGAGGAGGTATTGCATGATCTTCAACAATCATTCGAAGTATGAAGGACAACATGCTTTTCTCGGTGCCAGCCAGTACCACTGGATCAATTATGACGAAGTAAAAGTCGCCAGTGCATATAATAATTTTCTCGCAAAACAAAAAGGTACTAAACTTCACGAGTTTGCAGCTCAGTGCATCCGTCTCGGACAGAAGCTTCCCAAATCGAAGAAGACTCTCAATATGTATGTGAACGATGCGATCGGCTTTAGGATGACTCCCGAGCAGATCCTCTTCTATTCACCATACTGCTTCGGTACAGCTGATACAATTTCTTTCCGAAATGGATATCTGCGAATTCATGATTATAAGAGCGGTGTTGTTCCAGCGCACATCGAGCAGCTCGAAATCTATAATGCTCTGTTCTGTTTGGAATATGGTGTAAAGCCCACAGATATTCAGACAGAGCTGCGAATTTATCAAAGTAATGAGATCCTATTTCACCACCCCGAGCCAAATGATATCTTTCAGATCATGGATAAGATCGTTCGGTTCGACAAAATAATTTCTGGTTTGCAGGAGGATTGACGACGATGAATCCGTATGTAGAAGAAATAAACTACTTGATGCACTATGGTGTTCCTCGCCGCTCAGGAAGATATCCTTGGGGGTCGGGAGATAATCCGTATCAGCACAGCGGAGACTTTCTTTCAAGAATTGACAGTTTGAAGAAGGAAGGTAAGACTGAAAAAGAGATCGCCGATGAACTCAATCTGACTACAACACAGCTGAGAATTCAGATGTCTTTGGCAAAGGATGAACGGCGCTCTTTAGAGGTTGCTACAGCAAAGGGCCTCCGTGAAAAAGGATATTCTCTGAATGAGATCGCAGAAAAGATGGGTTATGCTAATGACTCGTCTATTCGCTCTCTTTTGAATGAGAGTTCCGAGGTTCGGATGAACCAAGCAAAAGCCACGGCAGACTTCCTCAAAAAGCAGATCGAAGAAAATGGAATGATTGACGTTGGCGTCGGTGTTGAGCGGGAACTCGGCATTTCGAGAGAGAAGCTAAATCAAGCTCTTTATATGTTGGAGATGGAAGGCTACCCGGTTTATGGCGCTGGTGTCCCGCAAGCAACAAATCCGGGAAAGCAGACCAACATCAAAGTCATCGGCCCTCCGGGTACAGAGCACAAAGATATTTACAACTTCGAGGACATTCATTCGATTGGCGAGTATGCATCTCACGATGATGGAAATACCTTTGACAAGTTTGTGTACCCCAAAAGTATGGATTCCAAGCGTCTTCGGATTCGTTATGCCGAAGAAGGCGGTATTGACAAGGACGGCGTAATCGAGATCAGAAGGGGAGTTGATGATCTTTCTCTTGGTGATTCTCATTATGCTCAGGTTCGTATCCTCGTTGATGGCGATAGATATTTGAAGGGGATGGCGGTTTATTCAGACGATCTTCCAGAAGGTGTCGATGTGGTGTTTAACACCAATAAGAAACAGGGGACTGCCAAGTCTGACGTACTTAAGAAGATAAAGGATGATCCTGACAATCCGTTCGGCTCCCTAATCAAGGCCAATGGCCAGAGCTATTATATTGATAAGGATGGAAACAAGCAACTATCCCTCATCAATAAAAGAGCGGAAGAGGGAGATTGGGATGAATGGTCGAAAAAACTTCCTTCACAGTTCCTTTCCAAGCAGCCTTTGAGCCTTGTTAAGAAACAGCTTGGCTTGGCTGCTGCAGACAAGGTAGCAGAATTTGATGAGATTTTGAGTCTTACAAACCCTGCTGTTAAAAGAGCCCTTTTGTATTCTTTTGCCGATGACTGCGACTCCGCAGCCGTTCATCTTCAGGCAGCAGCTTTGCCTCGTCAGAGATATCAAGTAATTTTGCCGATTACTTCGATGAAAGACAATGAGGTTTATGCACCAAACTATCGGGACGGAGAAACCGTTGCGCTTATTAGATACCCTCATGGAGGAACTTTTGAGATCCCAATTCTGAAGGTAAACAATAAGCAAGCAGATGCCCGCAATATTTTGGGAACCAACCCCAAAGATGCGATTGGTATCAATAGCAAGGTTGCAGAGCAGCTTTCTGGCGCCGACTTTGACGGCGATACCGTGATGGTTATCCCTTGTAACTCTTCTCGAACGAGCGTGAGAATCAAGTCAACAAAACAATTATCGGGGCTTAAGGACTTTGATCCGAAAATGTCGTATGGAACCGTCCAGAAAGAGGATGGATATTTTAACAGTGACGGCAAGAAGATCAAGGTTATGAAAAATACTCAGACCGAAATGGGCAAGGTTTCTAACCTGATTACCGACATGACGCTTCGTGGAGCAACCGAGGATGAGCTTGCCCGTGCGGTGCGCCACAGCATGGTTGTTATTGATGCAGAAAAACATAAGCTTGACTACAAGCAGAGTGAGATTGACAACAATATCGCTTCTTTGAAAAAGAAGTATCAAGGGACAACCGATCCTGACGGTCGTTATCACGAGGGTGCTGCCACATTGATATCTCGTGCCAAGTCTGAAACATCCATCATCAAGCGTAGAGGAAGTCCTACTATTGACCGTGATACTGGCGAGCTTCGTTGGAAGGAAGTTGAAGACCCCGTCTACGTCGATAAGAAGACCGGCAAGACAAAAATCAGAACGCAGCCCAGCACCAAGATGGCCGAAACCAAGGATGCACGCACATTGATATCCGATGCCGATAACCCCATCGAACTGGAATATGCCGGATATGCAAACAAGATGAAGTCTCTGGCAAACCAGGCCCGTCTTGAGATTTTAAGGACAAAAGATATTCCATACTCCCCATCGGCTAAAGAGACCTATAAGGAAGAGGTGGCGTCCCTCAACAGTAAGCTCAACGTCTCTCT